GATGTTGCCGTGAGTATTGAGACCGCTGTCGCCAATTATGTGATCACCGACGGAACGGTGGCCGGGCTCGTGGTTGCCCGCATCTACCCGCTGCGGCTACCCCAGAATCCGACATACCCGGCGCTTAGGTTCCGTCTGGTGTCGGGCCCACAGCTGCACAATCTGGCTGGCGCCGCCGGTCGCGCGACGCCCAGGCTGCAGATCGATTGCTATGCCGAGACCTATCTCGAAGCCAAGGATCTCGCGGCGGCGGTCAAGGCGCGGCTGGATGGTTACCGAGGGACCATGGACACGGCGGATTCGCCCGCGGTTACGTTCACGGTCGACACCTGCAAGTTGGAAAACTCGTTGGATTTCGACGAGAGCGATGTTCCCAACAAGACGCTGCACCGCATCGCCCAAGACTACATCGTCAATCACAGGGAATAGCCGATCATGACCCTTTTCCTCGTTATCACGCCTGACGGCCCCGTCATCGCGCGGGCCAATCGCAAGCACCATGTCCCCGGCCTCGGCCTCGATGGCGAGGTCCACACGTTGCTGCCCGATGGCATGGACGGTGTTGTCTGGGACGGCCGTGAGGGCGACGCCGAGTCGGGCGCACCGGTCGACAGCCCTGACGCCGAGCAAGGCGCCGGCGAGGGCACCCGGTTCTTGGGCGACAAACCGAAGCGCGGATCATCTCGGCGCAAGGCCGAGCGCTCGCTGAGCGATCCGCCGGAAACGGACGACGCCACCGCCGACTGATTTTTTCAGCCCCGTTCACGCGGGGTTTTTGCTGAATTGGCGTCCCGGGGCAGGCGCCGAATGCAACGCCGTGAGGCGTCGCGTCCCTTAGATGGAGCCCCTTCGAAACTAGAGACTGTCCACCCGCCAACGCCGCGAGGCGCAGGCCTTCCCACAGATGGAGAAATACCGTGACCACATACGTTGCCGACGGGACCGTCTTTTCACGGTCCAATGCAGACTCTCCGGAAACCTACACCGCCATTGCTCAAGTCATGAGCATCGGCTCCGTCGGTCAGGACCGGGGCCTGATCGATGTGACCAACCTTTCGTCCCCGGCGCGCGAGTACAAGAAAGCGATCAAGGACGGACAGGAAATCCAGTTAGTGATCCAGTATGACCCGGACGATAGCGGGCATGCCGGGCTGCGCACCGACAACAACGCCGAGACGGCCCGAAACTTCCGGGTCACGTTTACGGACTCCCCAGCGCAGACTGTGACGTTCGCTGGCCTGGTGACCAACTGGTTGGTCACCAACATCGAGATCGACAACATTCTTCAGCTGAATGTGACGGTCAAGCCGACGGGTGACTTAACTTTTGCCTAGTAGCCCAGCCCACGCCGTGAGGCGTCGGCATTCCCAGGACGGAGAAAACCCCTATGAACGACAAGACCCTCGACGAGGTCACGCTGCCCAGCGGCGACGTCGTCTATTCGAAGCCCATGACTGTGGGCGCGATCCGCCGAGCCATTGCCCAATCCAAGGACAAGGCCAACAAGAACAAGCAGGACGACGAGAAGCTGACAGATCTCGTGATTGCCGGGACCATCGTCCATCAGGACGGCAGTCCGTTTTTTGCCGATATCGCGGACATTCTGGAAGTCCCGCAGCCCGACTTCATGGCGCTGCAGAGGCTATCTCTTCGTACGAACGGCATGGGCGGTGATGAGGCAGAGGACGTCGCGGGAAACTAGCGAGCGACCCGCGCCGGCGGTTTCTGTTTCGCCTGGCCCTCGCACTCGGTCGCACCGTGGCCGAGCTTGAGGACACCCTGTCGAACGTGGAGCTGAATGAGTGGGTCGCGTTTTATTCCATTGAGCCGTTCGGGAGCGAGATCGAGTGGCTCCGGGTCGGCACCATCGCCGCGACGATGGTCAACGTCGCCAGGGGCTTCAGCGGCAAGAAGGGCGGTGCAACGCCCATGAGTTTCGTGCCCAAGTTTGCGACCCCTTCTGGGAAGAAGTCCCGGTCGCGCCTAATCCGGCAGAACCTGATCGAGACCTTTGGTGATCGGGTGAAGTTAAAAAAGGACGAATAGTCGAAATGCCCATCACGGACTTCACCATCAGGGGGGCCAAGGAGATGGATAAACTCCTGCGAGAGCTCGGCCCTCGGACCGCCAACCGTGTTGGCGATCAGGCGTTGCGTGCTGGCGCGAAGGTCATCGTGGAAGAGGCCAAGCGGCTAGTTTCTGTCAAGACCGGAGAACTACGCGATGCGATCACGGTTGCGACGGAAAAGAGCCGGACGGCCGGAGACGAGCGGATTGTGTTCATCGGCTTCAAGCCGCCGGTGTCACGCCGTGCTCATCTGACCGAGTATGGAACGTCAAAAACTCCAGCCAAGCCGTTCATTCGCCCGGCCATGGACACCCGGGCTTCGGACGCGCTCGCGGCGATCGGCAAGGTCCTTGCGCGCGGCATCACGCGAGAAGCCAATAAACTCGCAAAGCCGGTGAGGTAGCCCCGTGGCTTCGATCGGATCACTGACCGCTTCGCTCGCCCTGGAGTCGGCCGCGTTCAAGCGCGACCTTTCCAAGGCGTCGCAGGCGGTCGCGTCGAATTCGGCGAAGATGAACAAGTCGTTGCGTTCGATTCAGACGTCGACCAAGGGTCTAAACCGGCAATTCGGCCAGCTCCGCGCCGGCGTCACGGCGCTGGCGGGCGCCTTGGTGGTACGGCAGTTCACCAGTTTTGCACGCGCCGCGATCGAGACGGCGGACTCGCTGGCCAAGCAGTCGAAGCAGCTTCAGTTCGCTGCGGGCGAGCTACAGCGCTACCGCATTGAGGGCGAACTTGCCGGCGTCACAACGGAGAAGCTCGAGTCCGGCATCGGTGCCTTCGTCAAGCGGGTTGGCGAGCTACGCGCCGGCACCGGCACGCTGGTGACCATTCTCGACAAGTCTAATTTGGCGCTAAAGCAGCAGCTGCTCGCGGCTACCAGTGCCGAGGACGGCTTGAAAATCATGTTGGAGGCGATCCGCAACACCGGCAGCTCCTTCGATAAGCTGGCGCTGGCGGCGGCGGGGTTCGGTCGCCAGGCCGGCCAGGCGATGGTGTTGCTGGCCGAGAGCGCCGGCACACTGGACGTCGAGATGGCCAAGCTTGTCACCCGGAGCGACTCGGTGCTGGCGGCGTCGGAGCGGCTCAACGACGAGTTGACGCTACTCAAGGCTGCGTTTTCGGCCGGCTTCGACACGGCGATCATCGAGGGGCTATCCGGATCGGTGGACGCCTCGGCCGAGTCGATGCGCGAGGCGCGCGAGATCGGCGAGGAATTCGGCCGCGCGGTGGGCCAGGCGATGCGTGCCACGGCCGAGGCGGCCAAGTTCGTGGCCCGCAACATGCGCGTAATAGTCACCGTCCTCGGCTCCCTGGTGGCGCTCAAGGCGGCCGGTGTGATCATTAGCATCGCTACTGCCATGGTGGTCTTGGCGAAGGCCATGGTGTCAGCAGCGTTGGCGGGCAATTTTCTAAAGCTCGGCCTCGTCGGCGCGAAGAAGGGACTCATCGGCATCGTCGCGGCGGTTGCGGCGGCGTCGGCGATCTGGGCGGCGTTTGGCAGCGAGGCTGTCGCCGCGATCGAGGACGCGCAAACCGCGGTCGAGAAGCTGACTGACGGTAGTGGCGGTGTCTCGGCGCTGACCGACGAGATCGAGAAATCGATCGAGGCCAATAAAGAGCAAATCGAGATATACAAGGGCGTCGCCTTCGCGCTGGAAGTCGGGTCAATCAAGCACACGCAGGTTGCCGACGCGATTGCTTTGGAGAACGAAGTCTCTCGGCTCGGCATCGACCTCACGACGGAGCAAGGCGCGGAGTGGCTTCGCACGGCCCGTGAGGCACAGAAATATGAGAAGCGCCTGGAGTCGCTGGTCGATGTCCAGGAGCAGAACGCTGCCGCTGCGAAGGAGGTGCTCCAGGCGACCGCTGAGCAGGAGCGCGAGATTCGGGAGGCGATGCAGCGCCCGTTCCTCAACGCGATCGAGGGCATCCAGAGCGCCTTTACGGGCGCGTTCGAGTCGCTGTTTTCCGGCGGCGTTCGGACATTCTCCGATCTCGCATCGACAGTGAAGGGCGTTTTCGTCCGCTTGGCGGCGGAGATCGCGGCCTTGCTGGTGTTCCGCCCGGCGCTAGGCGGGCTGCTAACGGGCTTTGGCGCGACCGGCTTGGCTTCGTCGCTCGGTGTCGGCGGCGGCGGCGGCGGTGGTAGCGGCCTCCCTAGCATCCCGGGCATCGGCAATCTATTCTCCGGCGTCGGCAGCACGGTCAACAGTTTCGGGTTCAGGTCCGGGCTGTTTGGCATGCCGGCCATGAACACGCCTATGGGCTTCTCGCCGGCTGCCGCGGGGTCGCTAACCAGCGCCTCGCTTTCATCCGTCCTGGGTGTCGCCGGCCTCGGTGCCTTTGGCGGTGGCATTCTCGCCAGCTTGATCGGCGGCAACACGACCGGCGGCAGTGTTGGTGGAGGCCTTGGGGCCGGGCTCGGCTTCGCGGTCGGTGGCCCGATCGGCGGCCTGATCGGCGGCGGTCTAGGCAGCATCGCAGGCAGCCTGTTTGGTGGTGGCCGCAGCGTTGGGCCGATCGGCCACACCAATATTGTGTCAGAGGGCGGCAAGCTGGTGGTTAGCACCTCGGGGGCCGACAACGGCGCGAACGTTTCTGCGACCATCCAACAGGCCCAACAGGCCGTGCAGGCGCTCAATGCTCTGGCGTCTCAGTTTGACCTGGCCTTCAAGTCCAATGAGCCGACCAACGGGATCTTGGTCGGGACGATCGGTCAGGGCGCCAACGTGTCGGGCCCGAAGTCGGTCGAAGAATTCATTCAACATGTGCTCAAGAGCGGGCAGATCAGCGGCAGCGGCAGCGCCGACACGGTTCTCAAAAACATCGACCCGACGGCGAGCATCGACAAGCTGACGGCCGGTTTGCAGCTCGCGCAGGCGATCGATGACATCGACTTGACCGACACCGAGCTGTCCATTCGCAACATCAACAAGGCCTGGGCCGAGCAGATCGACCTCGCGAAGGAGCTGGGGCTCGCAACCGGCAAGCTCGTGGAGCAGCGGGACAAGGAAATTCAGGCCGTCCACAATCAAATCGATATTGAAAAGCTGAACGCCCGCGCTCAGTTCACCCAGGCCGCTAGTTCGATCGCCGATTTTGTGCGGGCTCAGTCGTTGTCGGCCACTTCGAGCCTAAGCCCCACAGCGCGGCTGACGGAGGCGCAGCGGCAGTTTTCCGGATTGCTGAACACGGTGCGCGGCGGCGATCTCGGCTTCACCGGCGATCTGACTCAGTCGGCGTCCACGCTTCTTAGTGTCGGTCGTGAAAACTTTGCGTCATCGGTCGACTTCGCAAATCTCGAAGGCTTTGTCCGAAGCAGCCTGTTGAACCTCGCGGAGACCGTTGGCAGCGACAGGTTTTTCGAGGACGCGCGGGTGGAGGCGACACGCCAACAAACTGCGGTGCTGAGCGGCGACTTGGACGAGGTGCGCGCGGCGGTCGAAAACGAAGTCGGGTCCCTGAGAACGGAGATTCGACTACTGCGGGAGGCTTTGTTGGCAGCATGACCGGAGTTTTTCCACTCGCTCAAGAGGCGGTCGCGAGATCATATCCGCCGGTGGTGACGCCCTCGGCGTTTCAGGCGCTCATCGAGTCCGCCGACTCTGAGATGCAGTTCTTAGTCGAGATCACGACCTACCGCGGCGGCGAAAGCCGTTCAGGCGGCCTGTGGACGCTGGCGGAGGGGCCCCTCGCGGCCGTTCCGGGCGCCGTCGGCACCAGCGGCGCCGGCCAAGTCACGCTGCTTTATGCGGACAAGGATTGGGCTGGCGCTCCAAGCGATGCGGACAAGCCGAACACCTACTACGAAGGCCGGGCTACCGTGCCAATTGTGCTTGATAGGGAGGTGTCAATAGAGCCCGAACAGTCCCGCCGCGTGCAGCGTCAGTTCGGCGCGATCGAGATCGCAAACGGTGACGGCGAGATGGACGCGATTGTTCAAAGCTTTGCCGTCGATGGTTGGCCCGCGAAGGTGTTCCTGGGGCCATACATGGCGGCCTATTCGTCGTTCAAAAAGATTGCCGACGTTTTGGGGGTCGCATGGGCAATTGACGCAGAGACCGTGCGTCTAAGCGTGCGCGAAAGTGCCTACAGCCTCGCCCTGCCTTTGCAGGCGACTCTCTTTGCCGGCACCGGTGGGGCGGAGGGCGGCGCTGAGATAAAGGGCAAGACCAAGCCGCTGCTTTTCGGCACCTGCCGCAACGTCATGCCCTACCAGATTGACACGACGAACCTGATCTATCAGGTTCACGATGGCAAGATTTCCGCTGTCTCGAAAGTCTATGACCGCGGCGTGGAGCTGACCGATAGCACTAATGACGCCGCGAACTATACGGCGCTGGCTGCGCTGAGCGTGTCCGCTGGTCAGTTTGCAACCTGTCTCGCCGAAGGCTTGTTCAAAGTCGGCTCGAGCCCGGGCGGACTGATCACCGCGGATGTTCTTGGTGACGCCGATGCAACATACACGAACACGCTGAGCGGGATCGCGCTACGCATTCTTAAGGACCGGGTTGGCGTCGCCCCCAGCGCGATCATTGACTCGGCGTTTGTCGGGGCCGGCGCGACGACCGGCGCCCAAGGCCTCTACATGCGCGATGGGGAATCCGGCGCGGAGGCGATAGATGCGCTGATGGCGAGCGTCGGCGGTTGGTGGGGGCCAGGACGTGATGGCCGTCTCAAGGCCGGTCGCCTGACGAAGCCTGAGGACAGAACGCCGACCGTGGTGCTCGACGAAGACGATATCGTGTTTCTCGAGCAGGTGGGGCAGCCCACGCCCAGGTGGCGCCAGAAGATAGGCTACCAACGAAATTGGACGGTTCAGACCGACTTGGCGGCGTCTGTTTCAGACGATCGCAAGCAGTTCCTGGCAGAGCAATACCGGGTCGTATCCGACGCCGATGCAACCGTAAAGGCGCGGCACCAGCAAGCGCTCGATCCCGACCCCCTGCTGACGACTGCCGACGACAGCACCGACGCCGCGACTTTGGCGACACATCTTCTTGCGCTGCATTCGATCGACCGTCAGGAATTCGAATGCACGGTGCAGCGCCGCGGGTATGGGGTCGATATCGGAACAATCCTGCGCATTGGTAACT